ACCTTGCAATTCAAGAAGTTAGACAAAGACACACATCAGCAGTTAGCATTATTAGCTGTTAGCTTACCTCACGTTTTAATTGAAGATTATAACGAGCAAGTATTCATTATGGGTACTGACAATGGTGCTGACGTTAATGGTGGCACAATAGTCACAGGTACTGCTATGGGCGATTTGTCAGGCTACACTCTTACGCTTAATGCACAAGAAAAAAAGCCAGCTAACTTTTTGCACAAAACTGCAGCAACAGAAACAGCAGCAACGACAATTACAGGCGTTGGAGTAACAGTTTCTGGAACAAATATTGATCCTTAAAAAGGAGTTTTTTCATAGTTGATTAGTTAGAAAAGGGGCCAAATTAGGCCCTTTTTTGTTAAATACCAACACGCCTGGAGAGGCATTTTAAGCCACTTTTAAGAGCGTTTACACCCTCTGTGGTATTGGGTGTCCAAAGTTCGACGAAACGGAAAAGCCTACGAGTGGAAGTCCACTTTTTTGTCACATTAAACTTTTTATAAACTTACACGCAAATTTCAATATATCGTGCGTTATATGTATGTAGAAATGAAGAAATTAACACCAGCGTCAGGCACGAAAACTATCAAAATTATTCCACGTGATTATGTAGGAAATTTGTCAATGAAGTTACGTGATAGGTCCAAAAACACAACGATTTCTGTAGACACAACGACTGTTACAACAGACGGAAATTACACACAGATTGAGTGGTCCCACGACACTACGCCATTGTATTTAGTTGAAGGTCGTCAGTATGACCTCAGCGTTATTGATGACGGCGATAATGTCGTATATAGGGACTCTGTTTTTGTTACATCACAAACGATTGACCAAGAACAAGACGTAACCTACGATATTAACAAAGACGAGTATGTAACCCATACTACAGGAGGTAATGATTTCGTTATATTAGAAGATTAATATGAATATTAGAGTAGTAAATTTAAAGACGTACACAAGTCCTGACATCAAAGTTGATAAAAGGAATGATTGGGTAACATTTGGCCCTAAAAATAGTTACTTTCAATATCTCATAGACAGGTATACAGGTAGTCCGACTAACAATGCTGTTATTAAAGGCTTCTCACAGCTAATATACGGCAAAGGATTAGATGCGACTGACTCTAATCGTAAGCCTGATGAGTATGCGAGTATGATAAACCTCTTCAAAAAGGAATGCACCAGGAAGCTCGTTAATGATTTGAAGCTAATGGGCCAATGTGCTATACAAATTATATACTCTAAAGACCGAAAAACTATCGCACAGATAGAACATATGCCTATAGAAACACTTGCTATGGAAAAGTGTGATGAAGAGGGTAATGTAAACGGCTTTTATTATCATTCAGATTGGTCCTCCATTAAGCCGAGTGACCAGCCTGAGCGTATTCCAGCATTCGGTACATCTAAAGAAGCTATTGAAATACTATATGTGAAGCCGTATGTAGCTGGTTTCTACTACTTTAGTCCTGTAGATTACCAAGGAGGCCTACAATATGCTAACCTCGAAGAAGAGATTTCTAATTATCATATGTCTAATATACAGCAAGGTCTAAACCCCTCTATGATATTGAACTTTAACAACGGAGTTCCTAACGAGGAAGAGCGTGATATGATAGAACAACGTATAGCAGACAAGTTTGCTGGTAGCTCTAATGCTGGTCGCTTCATCTTAGCATTCAACGAAAGCCAAGAAACAGCAGCGAGTATAGAGCCTGTGCCACTATCTGACGCACATCAGCAGTATCAGTTCCTTTCAGATGAGTCTATGCGTAAGATTATGATAGCTCACGGAGTAGTAAGTCCTATGCTTTTAGGTATAAAAGACCAATCAGGCTTAGGTAATAACGCAGATGAGCTAAAAACAGCCTCCACCTTAATGGATAATACTGTTATCAGGCCCTTTCAAACACTACTATTAGATGCTTTTGAGCAGATCCTGGCGTTTAACGACATATCTCTTAACCTTTATTTTAGAACATTACAGCCATTGGAGTTCCAAGACCTATCTAATGTTAGTGATAAGGAGACGAGAGAGGAGGAAACAGGCGTTAAAATGAGCTTGTCTAATGAAAGCCCTACACTAACAGACGAAGTGGCAAGAGAGGTAGCGAGAGAGCTTGATAAAAAAGGCGAAATTATTGACGAAAACGAATGGGAGCTTGTATCTGAGGAGCCAGCTACGTTAGATGAAACCACTATTCCTGGCTTCTTTCAGTTTGCTGAAACAATGTTAGCAGAAGCTCTACCCTCAACAGGTAAAGAAAAGAGCAGACAAGATACACAGGTGTTTAAAGTTAGATATAAATACACAGCTGGGCGTTCCACTAAAGGTCCGTCACGTGATTTCTGTAAAAAAATGATGAGTAGGGACAGAGTATATCGTATAGAGGACTTAGATAAGCGTAGTTCAGCTAATAAAGAGTTTGCTGCTAAGGGCGAAAGCACATATAACATATTCCTTTACAAGGGAGGAGTTAATTGTAGCCATTATTGGATGCGACGAGTATACCTAAGAAAGAGTAATACTAGAATATCCGTTTCTAAAGCTAAAGAAATTGTTAGGAAATTGCCTAAGGAGTACAGGAATGATGCAAAGTTTGAAACAAATCCACCTGAGGTGGCACAGATAGCCTCTGCAAGAAATAATTATTGGCGTAAAAATTAAGATATGGCAACAGCACTTTTTATAACAGACATTGACCTGGTCCGAAACACTATGATTGACGGCTCTGTTGATGTGAATAAATACAAGGAAAGTATAAAAATAGCACAGCAGATACATATACAGAATTACTTAGGTACTAAATTATACGATAAGATTTCTGATGATATTATAGCTGGCACTTTGGCTGGCGATTATCTTAGTTTGGTAAACGAATATATTAAACCTATGCTTATACACTTTGCTATGGTTGATTATTTACCATTCGCAGCTTTCACAGTTGCTAACGGAGGTATATATAAACATAGTCCTGAAAACGCAGAAGCAGCCACTAAGAATGAGATTGATTATTTAGTCACAAAACATCGTGATTTCGCACAATTTTATACTCGAAGATTTATAGATTTTATGACGTTTAATCAAGGCAAGTACCCTGAGTATTATTCATCTACTAATGAGGATATGTACCCTGACCAAGACGCTAATTTTACAGGTTGGGTGCTATGATTAGAAAGAGTAAACCTAAAAAAAGAAACATTGAGCTTCTTTTGAAGTATTTAACGAAGAAAAAAACAACGACCTATGGCACAGCTGACAGGACAAAAAATTAAAGACACTTACGACGGCTTATTAAAGACGCAAGATAGTACACAAGGTATTCCCTCAACAGGGCAAGCTCTTGTAGAGGACGGCCTGGGTAATGATAGTGCCTTAAGTATAGGACAAGCTAACAACGGAATAACAGTTACAGGTACTATTACAGGCGATGTAACAGGCGACGTCACAGGCGACGTCACAGGCGACCTTACAGGTAATGTTACAGGGGACGTTACAGGGGACTTGACAGGTAATTCTGTTGGTACACACAAAGGTAATGTTCAAACTGACCTTATAGTTGATGCTGGAGCTAATTCTATAACGATTGACTCTCTAACTAAAACCTCTAAAAACGTATTAATTAATTCCCCTGGTATGTTGGGTATTGGCACATCAGCACCTGACAGGCCCTTACACGTTGTAGGTAACGCTAAGATAGAGGGTAATTTGCTTATGAAGAAAACTACAAGCAAGTTAGGAATAAGATTGAACGATCCTCAACACCCTCTTGATATGAACGGACGTGCAAGGATATCATCGCTTAGTGTTGGTACACGCACATCACTAAATGATAGCACTAGAAAAATACACACAGGTCAGTTAGGCTCTGTATTTAATAACCAAAGTTTTGTACAATTATCTGATTATGGTCAAGGTAACTTAGGAAACATAAATGCAGACGAAGGTAGTTTTATACAGCAAACTACAGCAAGTTTTGGTATAGGTGGTAGGTTGATGGAAGATTGGTCCTATAAGTGGTTTAGAGTAAAGCCGAGCTGGTGGGGAGTGACTGGCGACTCAGGTTTAGAGCCTCAGGGCCTATATAAGAAATATGATTTATTTACAACGTCTAATCAAAACGAATTTATTTTAGTAGATGAGATTTTAGTGATTGATAGTAAAGACCCTTTTAGTACTACAAATAGAAGAGGAAATTTTACAGGAAGTGACCAGGACCCTTGGATATCATTTCGTACAAATAGTGGCCAGCTGCCAGACGCTAGACAGCTTGCAGAGATTGAATTAGGAACATATAGAAACGAAATAAAAAAATGGGCCTATCTTATGAGAAGTCGTCAAGAAGTACAACCTAACAATAACTATGCAACATCTGTTCAAAGGGTAAGACCTGTAATATCGTTCCTTGGTAGAGTATTAAACGCAAATCCTATCAGACCGAGTTATAATTTAGAATTTAGAGTGAAATATAAGAAATTTAGATTGATAGACCAAACAGGATATTCTCCAACAACATTACAATAATGAATTTAAACGATTTAAAAATATATGGCTTGAATTTTGGTAGTTTTGCTATCAGCTTAACTGATATAGATATGATATTAAAACTCACTTTGTTGATAGTTACGATAGGTTACACGATTAACAAGTGGTATATTATGAATAAAAAAAAAGATAAATAATGAGCTGGGGAATAATATATGAAAATTCTTACTTTGGAGAAGTTGAAGAGGTAGGCTTTGGAAAAACTTATTACGAGATTGCTTCTCGTTCATTTGAGTTTGTAAGAAAAAACAAGAAGAAGTTAAAAGAAGAAGAGGGAGAAAAGAAAGACGAAAGTAAATTTAAAGAAAAAGTTGAATGATAAAGGTTATAAAAAATATAGCTATAATATCTTTGGTTGTTTTGATCCTGGTCGTACAAATAATAGTTTACCCTTTTAGATTGATTTATAACCTTATTAGAAGATGATAAAAACACTTAGAAATACAGCCGATTGGCTTGAAGATAAAAAGTGTCGTTTACATATTTGGTGGAATACTAAATTAGACGGCCTTAAATCTACGTGCGTATGCGAAAGATTAACAAAATAATAGTCCATTGTTCAGCTACACAGGAGGGCCGTGATATAGCTACGTCAGAAATACGTAGGTGGCACTTAAATAGAGGCTGGCGTGATATTGGTTATCATTTCGTTATTCAAAGGGACGGCACAATAGATGAG